TGGACGGATAGAGGGTCGCCGAAGGCCAGCTCTCATCATATCCGAGCACGATCTTCCCTGGTTCACTGGCGGTGTCGACGATATATTCCGCCGAATCCATGGTCGACTGCACACCGTCACTGTCAGTGTATTTTACTGACGTCACGCTCTGGAGCTGGCCGTATGGCAGCACAAGGCAATCACCTTCCGGCCAGGCGTCGAAATATTCTGTCACCGCCTGCGTGATCAGCTTTCTGCGCATGAATTTTTCGACATGCTCACGCACTGCAGTAAGCTTCAATGCAATATCGATATCGAAATCCGTATTGTCATTGTGGATGTTCAGGTGCTCTTTGGCCTCCTGGAGAGAAACCGGGAGAAGCGTGTCGACCACGAACTGGACGCTGGTGTCCAGGGGCAGATCGCTGCCGGCATCGGAATCGTATGTGCCGTCGATCGACAGAATTCGGATGCCGTTGTCGTTCGCGCCCTGGGCGGCCAGGTCATCGCCGGAAAGAACGATGTCGACAGACGTGGCCTCGGTTATTTCCACCGCGCTCCGGCTGTTGATGGTGTTGCCGGCCGTGTCTTTCAGCGACCAGGTCGCGCCGTCATTCGGTGTGACCGCGTCGCCGTCCTCATCGGTGAAGGCCGCCGTGATAACATACGTGTTGTTCGGCAGCGCCTGGGTTGTCAGTGTGGTCGGCATGACTTACCTCATCCAGAGAACAACTTCTCCGCCCTTCGCATTGCCGGCATTGGCGACAACAAGCGACAGTTTGTCTGAGATGGCGATCGGCCGGGCGTTTCCAGCGTTGCCGTCTGTGACCATCGGCACCAAGTCGCTCGAAGCCCCGTTGCCCAGGTTCGCACCCAGACCCTGAAGCACGTCGTGGCCCTCCTCATCCGCCAGTGTGACGTCGTACTGATCCGTCGGCTGCGTCCCGCCGGAATCCGGCTTGAAACCGACGCGCAGAATCTCGCCGGAGAGCTTCTTTGTGTCGGTCCCGCTCACGTCCCCAGAGGCGTCGGAAAGCCAGTCAAGCTTGACCTTCTTAACGGTCTCGGTTTCGTCATATGTAATTGTGACTGATCCAGCCATAATTCACCGCCTTATCGGAGTTGAACGACCTTGATGTAATCGATCTCGATCGCTTCCTCATTCCCACCGCCGGCCTTGACGCCGAAGCAGGCATTCAGTTCACCGCCGGTCGCGGCCATGGTGTGCGCTGTCCCGGCCACGCCATCGACATAAGGCGTGACGGTCCCGACGCCGTCCCAATGGAAACCAAGTCTGACAGCTGTGCCGCTTGTGAAATCGGCAAGGGTCGCATTCGTTACCTGGGCCGCGGCAATGGACGTTTCGAACTGAACCTTCATGGTCCCGTCGACCTTAAAAAAACAGGCACCGTCATAATTGGCCAGTGGGCCGGCACCGTCATCCTGGAGGGTGTTAGCAGCTCCGCCGCCCTCGATGAGGCCGACGATCCAGTTGGCGTCGTCGGTGTTCGCCTCGGTCAACTTGATCTTGGCTTCGAACCAGAGCGGCTTGTTCGTCTCCAGTTTCCAGCTCTCGCCTTCCGTGGCGAGGTATGCCTCATCGTTGTCGTCGCCGTCGCAAAAATGCTTGTACCAGCCACCAGCTGCGTCCTGGACGCCATCGGTCCCGCCGGCGCCGGCATCCTCGACAATCGTCCACAGATCACCAGTGGCGCCAAACATAAAAAAATCGTCAAGGAATATGGTTCCGAGGGAAGGGTCGGCCAGGATGGCTAAGATCGGGCAATGGGCCCAGGGGCCGTCTTTGAATGTGGCCCCATTGATCTTGTCGTAAAAGTTGAGAACGTTGTTTTTCCAGTACGCACCAAGGTTGGGTTTGCCAGCCATGATGATCTCCTTTCATCAGTCCGGAGCGGTCCGGAGGGCTTTCGGGCAAATTATTTCTTTTTTCCGCCCTTTTTGGTTTTCTTCTCGGCCTCTTTCTTTTCGGCGGGCTCTTTCTCGCCGTCGTCACCGTCTTTGGTATCGGCATCCGCCGGCGCCTTGTCTTCGCCCTTTTCCGGATCCTCGGCCTCTTTCTTTTCGGAAATGCCGTTGTTCTCCTCGTACATTTCCATAAAGGGCTTGTCGGGCGCGGCCATGCCGTTTTTCATCAGCAGATAAGCGCGATCCGTAGAAACACCGATCACGGCCGGGCTTTTCGGGTAAGCGTTCTTGCCGTATGGCGTCAATCTGACTAACATGACAAAACTCCTTTCAACATGGCCGGCCACGAGGGCCGGCCATAGACCTAAAAATTCAGATCATTAATCGGTGATCGCCGCGGGCGGTGAATCCGACTTGTAACGCGTGTCGCCAAGATAGAGCACGGATGCAATGTTCGAGGCGTTCCCACCGGAAGACGACAGGCAGATGCAGTCGAAACCATCGGAGAACAGGGCAGGATCCCATTCGATCACGACCAAATGGTTTTTCCCTGCTCCGGTGTCGATGGTATAATCAGCAGCATCGGTCTGCCTGGTCAGGGTGTCGCCGGCGTCGCAGTCGGTGTTTGCCCAGATCGGAAATGTTTCAGTTACGGCGGCAGCGCTGCCGCCAGCCACGGACGTCGCCTCTTTCAGGCTTAGCACAAGGTCGGTGTCTCCACCGCCGCCATAGTGCTGGACAACGATCCACAGTTTCTTCAGGTTTTTACACGATACATAGTCGCCGTCGGCCAGAGCGTTGGCGGCAACCGGTTCGTGGCCCTGAAGCATTTTCAAGATTTCAGGAAGCGTGTTGTTGCTCATGGCATTACTCCTTATCGGTTATGGGCCGGGTTGCCCCGGCCCGGGTTGATTGCCTTGTTAATTACCTGGTGCCTGGTTGATTAGCTCCTGCCCGCAATCCGCAGGAACGGGCTCAGGGTGTCGCTGGAGCCCTTGAACGGCGTCAGGGTCGAGGTCCACCTGGGCTGACCGTCGAAATAGTAGATGAAGCGGAAGGCGGTCTGACCGTAATCGAACTTCAGGTGAATGGAGCTGGCCTCGTTGATATCGCCGTAGTCGACAACCACGTACTGGCCAAAATCGGTCAACTGAAGATCACCGGCGGTTCCCAGGGCTTCGGCCTGCTCGATGAAAACGACAGGGTATCCGAGCATGGACCCGGTCTCGCCCGGGCGCCTGGGTGGCACATAGAGCCTGGCCAGCTCGCCGCCGGTCCCGATCTCATGCTTCAGGGAGTACAGCTGGAGAAAGGTGTTTCGGTTGGTGAACCAGGCGGGACCTCCGCCGCCGGTTTCGTAAAAGCGCGCATACATCTTGAGCACGTTTTCCGAAACGATGGTCATGGCGGCCTGGCCCTCTTCCTTCGCGATCTCGACCATACAATCGGCGTTCTTGATGCCGAGCGCCTGGCCGGCGCCGGTACCCTCGATGACCAGGTCCTGGGTCTTGAAGGCGAACTCTTCGCGGAACAGCTGGTTCATCTCCTGGCCGAGGAAGGTGGCGTTTTTCATGATCTTGTCGGAGGCGTAGTACAGACCGGTGAGTCTCTCCGGAGCCAGTTTGATTTTCTCGAACTTGGTCCGGCTGGACGCCATCTGCGACAGCTCAGCGTCGGTGTAGACGCGGATCCCGCCGCCGCGGCTGCCGTTGGCCCGGCTGGTTTCATCGATGCCGACGATCTCCAGGGACTCGGAGCCGGTCAGGGTTCTCTTGGCACAGCGGGAAAGTACCTCGCTGTTGTTGAAACCGTGGGTCATCAGGTCCATGCTGGTCTCGGACTGCAGCAGAAAACCACCCTCGGATCCGACACCCTGAATCATGCCGGTGCCGGCAGCTCTCTGCTCGGGATTGAATACCGACATCGAGCGCTCTTCAAACTCTTCCGAAGGTGCCTGGCCCTGGCGTCTTTCGATGAGCTCGAGGGCCCGCTTCGTATTCTGGGACAGGCGGGATTCCGCGGCCTCGACAGCCTCTGCGCCCATGCCCCTCGAGGAGACAATGGCCACGTCCGCCAGCTGCTGGCCCAGGGCGGCAGCCTGGCTGCCACGATAGATCGGCTGGTCTTCGACAGAGATGCTTGTCCGGCCCTCACCGCCCTCGCCGCCTTCATCTTCAAGCCTACGTGCTTCAACTTCGGCATCGATATCCGACCGCAGTTCGGCCATTCTGGTTTTAATTTCTTCCCTCTCGGTGCGGTGCTCACCCGTAAATTCATCGGGCTTATCCGCGAGCAGGGAACGAAGCTCCTCAAATCTTTCTTTGAGCTTTTTGTATTCAGCCCTCAGCTTGGTCAGTAAATCCATTATTGTTCTCCTTTCTTAAATAGTTAATAATCCAAAAGAAATTGATCCATTTCCATCAATTCAAGCTCGCGGGCGCGTTCGCCCTCATCCCCGCTGCGACCAACGGAAATAATTCCCATGTCTTGTGCGCGCTGCATCAAAGAACGCGCTTCAGATTCCGTGTCCGGATAGGCCGGATAGGCCACCGGTGAAACATCAAAAAGCCGGCCTATCTTCGTAATGGTCCTGACAACATTGTCGCCTTCCTTCGAAAGCTCATCTCCGCTTTCGGCGATACTGAATCCGAAAGAGCTCTGGCTGACATCACCGCGGTCGACTGTTTCAATGTGACCGTCGGCCCATGACGGAGGATCGATCTCGTACCAGAGACCGCGTTTGTCGACTCCGATTCTCATTGTATCGGCAACCGTTCTCCCCAGGACGATATTGCTGTCATGATTCCAGAGGCCACGGACATCGTCGCTCAGGACATCGTCAAAAGCGCCCGGGGCGATGATTTCGATAAAGCCCATGTCTTCGGAGCGCTTGTCGAAGACGGCACCGTATCCGCGGATCGTCCGCTTATCGTCGTCGTTTTTCCGGATCTCTACTTTTGAGTCTTTTAGAAACCGCCTTAGAATTTCCATTTTTCTGCCTCTTTTCGTATTGCGGCATGACCGCTTTTTCTCGCTTTGGCTCCATGTCACCCCGGTAAAATTTTACATGTGCACTTCTGGTGAATCGGCGGATGTTTTTTCGCACCATATACCTTCAACGCTTGCCAGCCTCCCTGTTCACCTATGCCCTGGGTGTTGGGTTTAATGGCTTCGGGATCGTCTTCGTTGTAAACATGGCCGTCATCATCCGGTCCGGTATAGATTACGTCGCCGGCCTCGAGAAAATTTTCCTCAATTCCGACCGTCTTCCCGTTCATGAACTGACAAAATGGACAAGATTTCGAACCCTGAGCGTGCCAGGTTAACTTCTTCACACCTGCCACTTTCCATGTTTCTCTGGTCATGGCACCGATCATGCGCACGGTTTCATCGGCAGCGATTTTGTCCGCTCTTCTCTCCAGCCACTCATCAACCCTTTGAATAATCGAATCGCGATAGATGTCCGGGTTAAAGGCGACGTCCATAATGATCGCCTCGAGCTGGTCCTTGCCCACATGGCAGTGATCAAAAGCGTATCTCTCGAGATAATTGTGAATAAATTTCTCGAGGTCAGGAGTCATGCCAATGTCAGCCCCCATGATTTCCTGGGCACGCTCCATGATCGTGCCGCCAAAAAGTTCAATCACCGGCCCAAATTTATCCCGGACATATGGCAAGTGCTGCCGATAGAAAGAATCCAGCCACTCGCGAAAGGATTCTGAACTCCGGGATCCAAGGTGCTCATCAAGGGCTTCCTTGATTGATTTAACCTCATGTTCGACAACAGCCTGTGCAGTTGTCCTGATTGGTTTTAAATACTGGCCCTCGAGTCGACTCAACATCTGGAGGGCATTTCCATCCCGGCCTCGATATTCGATCGAATTTTTCTCCGGCGGATTATTGCCCTGGGCGACAGCTTCCGCCTGGTCCAGGGGAATCATGTTCAGCGGGATAAAGTACTGATCACCGCCCTCGATGGAGTTCATGTTTTCTTTGGCCCGGATATCGTTCGGGCACATGGCGCCGGTCTGGGACATGCGATGATAGAACTCGGACCGGCTTTTCGAATCGGCCCGCAAAAGACCATCAACCAGAAATTCGAGATAGAGGCCCTGTTTTCTCTCTTCCGGCGATAGCAGCTGGTGAGCTAAGCACTGTTCCCACCGGACCAGCCAGTGCATGAGGCAGGAATCGACATAGCTCTGGTTTTCCTGCTCGAGGTTATTATAATTTGAGTTCTGGCCGTGCAGCGCGATCTTGTGCGGCGGCACATGGTAAAAGCCACAAATCTCTTTTTTCTGGTGATCCCGGGTTTCTAAAAATTGGGCGTCCTTCGGCGGCATGGTGAACGGCTTGTATGTTTCGCCGTTGAACAGAACCATCAACGAGTGAGATTTTTCCAGGCCGGAATACTGTTTCCGGATCAACTCGAGATATTTTTTCTGTTCATCCTCTTCCATGCCATCGGCTTCCGCCGGCAGCGATATCAATCCGGAGGGATGTGTGCCCTGACCAAAATAATTTGATCCGAATTTTTCAGCGGCCAGGCCCATACCTACAGCCTCTCTTGCCAGTTGGATCATGGATAAACCGGTCAGGCCGTTGAAGCCAAAACCAGGAACATGGAGCATTTCGTCCCGGAATTTTTTCATCGGTCTGTTTTTCCAGTCGCGCCAGCTATACGAAATCCGGCCATTATTCTCGCGCTTGACCGTGACCAGGCCTGGGTTGTCGGTTCCATGCAGGGCGACCAGGTCGCCCGTATACTTGTTACGCTCTTGCCAGGAGTAGGTATTGCCCCACAGCAGGCAATGCCCCTGGGAAGCCTCCCGCCACTGAAACGAATTCGTTTCGATATTGGGAGCATTGTGTAAAACATCGTAGATCGGATGGTTAGGTACGCGCTTCCGATCTGTTTCGGAAATCCGCTGGTAAACGATCAGCGGCAGCCTGGCCACGTCGCCGGCGATCAGCGAGACACAGGCAAACACGGTCAAATATTTCAGTGCCTGTTTCTCGGACACCTTGACGCCAGCGTCGGTCATCGGGTTGACGCCGTCCCAGAAATCTTCGTTAAAAAGATTACCGTGGCTGGTGTCTCTTGACCTTGTCTCTACGAGTTGTGGAAATATTCCCATTTTTCGCTTCAGCTATGTTTGCGGCAACGCCCATGGCCACGACCAGGGCGCCGACGACGGCCATCGCAACGCCCTTGCCAAGCCAAAAAAAAAGACCGGTCCCCAGAAGGACAAGCCCCATAAAAATTAAATAGTCTGATTTCGTCGGCTTCATTTCAATCCATGATAAAATCCCGGATAAACGCAAAAAATCGTCAGAAAAAAGATAACAAAATCGTTACAAGGAAGATAAAGGGATTCAATAGGCAAAAATCAGTATATTGATTTTTCACAGTATACTGATTTTTAGTTGGGAGAATTTGAGGTTTTTGAGGCTGTAACGGGTTGTTTTATGACCATTGCACTTCGAATATCTTCGTCTGTCGCATACTTCGACCGGCAAACAGGACACTTGTATTTTCGAATCCTGATAGTTGTGCAACCGGCATCATCCGGACGGGTATCATACATTTTCAGAGTGGTATTCAGGCCTTTTTTTCTACAGTTCGGACAGATCATTTTTACACCGTCGCTGGCATCAGAATTTTGCTTTTAGGCTTGGATCTCATGAGGCGATCGAGGCCATAGAGCGTGGCCACTATTCCATCGATCTTGCCCTGGCTTTTATCCTTGTCGGGTTTTTTATATCCATCCACGTTCTCCCGAACACAAACGGAGTCCGCCATAAATCTCAATATCGGATTGCCGCCATGGTTGATTTTATGGGCGATCAGCCGGCGTTCGAACTCATTGCACACCGGCCCGAGCTTTGTCGCCGTGTTGTTGGTCCCGATCACCTTCGGATTTTTCTCGGTGTGGCCGACTTTCTTTTCGAGCTGCTGTACGAACTGGATCCCCTGGAAGGCATAGTCCACGCCGATCAAACCCATTTCGAATGTTTTATAATCCGCGGACACCTGCTCCAAAATAAAATCATAATCGATGACATTGCCTTCGGTAATGTATAAATAGCCGTTCTGGTGCCAGGCCTGATACTGATCCCGGTATTTATTTTTCGAATCATACAGCTTCGCCTCAGGGCACCAGCACCGCATGAGCAAGTCGACCCACTCCCGGTCATTGTCCCTGGGGAATAGATACACACAGCAGGTCAGATCCTCGTATGCAGACAGGTCGATGCCGGCAACACACCAGCGGCCGGCCTGCTCTGACTCGATGACTGGTTTCGTGTTGTTCGCGTCCCACATTCCAAGAGATATCCACCTGGTGGCCTGCTGCGTCCAGATGTTCATGCGCTTTGTTAGAAAATTATTCTGGGCTGCCGGCACCTCAGCTGCGTACTGCGCTTTTTTTCGGACATCTTCGATCTTGGTCATGTATCCCGGTACCGGATCGCCGTTCTTGTCGATGCCGTGGCGCTTACCCGATTTCGTAATTCCGCAAAGCCCGGGCATGGCCTTGACCCAGTTATCCTCATCCTGCCAGTCGTCTTCTTTCTCTTCCTCCGGGCATTTCTCGGTCCGGACCTTCAGATCCGGCCAGTCCTGCTTCCGGTCCAGGGTGAAGATCATCCCGAAAAACGTATCATCCTCGATCAACCCCTTCAGGATCCTGGTCAGGTATTCCCGGCGCTGATAGCAGACGCCCTCCTGGTCAAAGCCGGCAGTGGTGATGATCAGGATCAGCGGTTGCGATCGGGCGCCAACACTGTCGTCGATAAGGTCATGAACCTCGGGCGTGGGATGAGCATGGAGCTCATCGAGACTGCCGAAGTGAGTGTCCAGGCCATCGAGAGACTTGGTGTCGGAGCTCAGGGGCTCGCATTTCGACCAGGCGCTCTCGATGGCCATGTTGCTTTTGTGATAATTTATAAGTTTTGAAAATATCGATTTTTTGGTGAGGTTCTGGATATTGGTCCAGACGATCCTGGCCTGATCCTTTTTGACCGCGGCAGTGTATACCTCGGCACCGCTTTCACCATCGGCAATAAACATATAAGCGCCCAGACCGCCGGCATAAGTGCTCTTGGCACCCTTCCTCGCCATTTCAAGATAAGCGGTCCTAAAACGCCTGGTGCCATCCTCCCGCATCCAGCCCATGAGGCTGGCGGTGATGAACTGAAAGTGCGGCGCCAGGGTAAATTCCTTGCCCTTGTATTCCCGGCCCTTCCAAAGTTTCAGATGAGAAAAGAATTCCAGGGCGTGATCGGCGGCATCTTCGTCGAAATAAAGACCGCGTTCATGGCCATGCTCGAGGTCATCGAGGTGGCGCTGGCATGCCAACTTCACCCAACGACAGGCCAGGATCTTTCCGGAAATTACATCTTCGGCGTATTTTGTTGCAGGATGAGGCATTTATTTTACAGATTTCAGCTTTTTCTTACCAGACATAAACTCCTCGAGCGGATCCGGACCGTCGTCGTCCATGGCCTCGACGCCTGTCCTCGAGGAGGGCGTTAATCCGAATTGCTTCAGCATATCCGAACACCGGCGCCAGGCATTGGACGCAATGTCCACATGAGGATATTTTTTGTATATCGTCGAGCCCAATTTCGTTTCACTGACATAGTGGGTCCCGTTCTCGAGGATAAATTGCCGGGCCCGGCGATATTCGGAATACGCATCACAAAGAAGCTCGAGGGCTTTCTTATCGGCCAGGGTCATAACCCGCATTTCTTTCAGGGTGATGCCAAGCTCGCGGAATGCATACTTCGCAATGCCGTCCATCCAGTGAGGACATCTTGGAATGTCGACCTTCGGCTTCGGCTCTTTCTCGTTCAGTGGCCGGCGCCCTGGGCGTCCCTGGAGCTCTTCCAGGGCGCTCGGTTTTTTAGCTGGACCTCGCTTTCCCATTTTTACCTCCCGGTTCGAAAACCTGCGACCGCATACGTGAGAC